CAACCCACTGGGTTAGGCATCCTCTCTATTGCGCTTTTTTCCAAAAGCGTTGGATCAAGAACCACTTGATCCGGTTCCACGTAAGCACCCTCCACACTCATTTATCGCTCCTTAAAGTGATTAGCTAGTTCTTCCTCGATAAATGATAGTGCCTTTAGCTCGCCTTGTATATATTTGTATTGTTCCATGCACGTTAGTGCACCCGAAGTCAACGTTCCAGTTAAGGTTTCACGACGCTCTTCGACAGCCTTTTTGATTGCACTAGCGAGATCAACCTCTCGCATTAGTCAATCTCATAGAAATTCAGGCCTTTTGTGGCCGCACCGCCGCCACGAACCTTTTTGACGACGCGCTTAACGGCTCCGCCATTCTTCATTTCCTTGGCCTTTTTCATAGCAATAGCTACAGCCTGATTGTGTGGCTTGCCAGCCTTCATCTCAGTCTTTATGTTATCGCCGATGTTTTTCTTGCCTTTCTTAAGTGCCATTACTTTTTCCCCTTTGCTGGCGCCTTTTTTGGCGCTTTCTTTGCTTTAGCTTTAGGCTTAGCTTTAGCCTTCGCAGGTGCCGGTTTAACCGCAGGTGCTGGCGCAGGCTCTGGAGCCGGTGCCGCAACTGGTGCAGGCTCAACGCCTTCGATTCTGGCTTTTTTGGCCGCAATTCTTGCGTCAGAAGCCGCCTTTTTGTCAGCCTTTGCTTTAGCTTCCGCTTCGCGAGCTTTCGCCTCGTCTGCCGACCTTTGCTTTTTCCATTCACGAAGCTTCGCTATCGCCTCTTTCATATAACTGATCATTGTATTGTTCCTCCGAATTTAGCATTAAGTTCAAGAAGTTTAAGTTCGGCCTGCTGTTGTAAGCGCTGGATAGCCAAGTCCATCTTCTCATCATTGATATCGCGCTGAGTGTTGATGCGCTGTTTTGCTATCTCAGTTTCAAGCAATTTCTCATTTTCCCTAGCACGTTCTTTCGCTTCAAACTGTGCTTGGTCCATGTCAATTTCTTTATCGCGTAGCTCCAGCTCTCGCTGACGGATCGCAACAAGCGGATCTTCATCACTGCCCTGACCGATACTCATCAAGAGCTCTTGCGTAAGTTGTGCCAATATGGGGGCAGAATACTGCTCAGTCATGTCGTTCATTTGCTGTTGCATTGGCTGAACTTGCTCTTGAGGCACTTGGCCCGAAGCAACTGCCTGAGAAAGTTGCTCCATCTGAACACGTAACTCTTCTGGCAATTGTTCTTGTGCCATCTCCGTAGCCATAAACTGCAAGTGTTGCATCATATGAGAGATAATGCCGCCCTGTAGAGGTGGTGTGCCCTTTACGATGTCTGTCAAAAATAAACTTCGATGCGCGTCAATGTGGGCTTGATGATTCTGCTGAGGGAAGGCTTGCGCTGGACCACCCATCATAAATCCAGAGTTTTCGGTGCCTGCATCAATGGGCATGGGTGTGGGTGGTGGCGCAGGCGGCTGTAAGAGCCCTTCTACGTTGTCGACTCCTAGTGCGGCATACATCCGTCGGTAAGCCTCATACATTCCCTGTGGTCCGTGAATCTGCGGATTTGACTGCACCAACTGCAAAAGCTCTTGAGCCATGGTAATTCGCTGGCTCTGGCTAAATATGTTTGGATCGCTCACGGGAATTATGTCTATGCGACCATCAAAATCTTGAGTTTTTATTTCCTGTGGGCCTGTGCCTGTGAGGTAGGGGTATGACGGCGGCAAATACTCCGAAAACACCTTTGCCAACAACTGAAATTCTACTCGTTGACTGTAATGCAATCGCTTGTGAATCGCAGACATTACCTTCGTTCCGCGCTCTAACAAGGCCACCGTCGTGCCGACTGGCATAGCTTGATTCATGTCACCAACATTCATGTCGGCAATGGACGCAAACCTTTTACCCGATTCTACTAATAGTCCTAACAACTGCATTAGCACGTTGCTGGGCTCTTTGATCGGCAAGGGGATTAGGTTCTCTTTGAGACTGCCGCCGGTAGTATCGATATCTCGGAACTCGCCGGGCTGTAACGGATCATCTTCGTCACGTATTCGCATCCCGCGAGCTTTAAATCCAGCAGGCAAGTTAGCCAGAGTACCGGCATCAATGAGCTGGCGAAGGATAGAGGTCGACGCCTTAGCCAAACCACCAATCATGTGACTCAGGCCGAGGCCGTAAAATCCAAGGCCGGGCAGGAATTTGTACTGCACAAAGTAGTTTATTTTCTGCTTTAAGGGATCGTTCTCGACGTAGTTTCTGCGGATAGAAAGAACGCGCTGAGACGACTCGTCAATAGTGATAATGTAGGGAAGCTTAAGGCCTGTAGGATTTCCTTCTGCATCCATGTCCTCATATCCGGGCAAATCGAGAACGGTATGCACCTCATACACGGTGTGATCACGATCATTGTTGTAGCTGGGCTCCATGCCCTCGATTTCGTCAATCTGCTCTTCGATCTCGTCACGGCTTATACTGTAATTGCCGCCAGTAAGCTCTACATCTCTATAAAAGCCGCTAAGCTGTTGCTTGCGAATCTCGTTCTTGGACATCTGCAATACGTGTGTCACACGCTCGGCTGAGAAGATGTCGGTCGCTTCGTAAGGAACCACGAGGTCTTGAGGCTGAATAAACTTACTCATAGCCTTGTTTTGTGCTGTGTCGTAGTACACCTTCTTGAAGGCAGACCCTGCAAGCGGCAGATAAAACAGCATCATGTCCAGCTCTGGATCGAACTCCTGCATTACATTCATGATGTAAAAATTCATAAACTCTTCAACACGAGAAGCCTGCGCCTCTACTTCGGGACTGCGCGCACCAACAATCTCGGTTTTGACAGGACCTTTTGCCGGTAATAACTCTTTGTATGCTTGCGCCTGAAACTGCGTTACGGCTTCAGCAAGAATGGGGTGTATGACCCCAGTAGAGCCCTGAAAAGGGGAGCTACGCGCGTCGTCAAACTTCATCCCGAGATACTTAAGTCCGTCGACATAGGTTTTTTCCCAGTCTGCTCGTGACTCTTTGTCGGCATCAATAGAGGAAAGCACGTCTTTCGCAAGACGCATCAAATCACTATCTACAAGGAAATCGGCTAAATTGGAGTCAAATGCGATGCCGGTTTCAAGCTCCACGGGTGCATCAATCTCATCATCGACAAGAATGTCTTCCTCGGTAACCAGAATTTCTGCCGCATCCCGGATTTGATCAGCCCTTGTAGGCTCGGGTGTCACTTCCATGGCTGAACCCATTGGCATTACGTCGGGGTCGTCTTGTGTGCCTAGCTCTCGCTTTTCAATAGCCATTAATAATATACCTTTCTGTCACGCCTCATGGGGTGCATTTCATTGACTTGGTCGTTTTCCAGTGACAAGAAACCACCCTGCCGAAACCGCATCAATGCCATTGTCGAAGAGTCACAATAGTCATCGTGATCTCCGTAAGGGAAAGAAGCCATCTCTTCAATTACTTCTTCCGCAAATTGTTGTTCAGGTGCCCATACCATACCAGACTCGAATATAGGGGCCACAGAATTCATTCTGGCAATCTTATCCTGACCTCGACTTGGCGTATAGGCTGTGACCGGAATGCCCATGCGGCGCAGTTCTTGCGTTAAGGGTGTTCCCGAAGCCTTGGCCTCAATAAGTACGCAATCAGGCTCCCAGTATTTGTACTCGTCCCAAGCCAATTTCTTAAGCTCTGGAAAATCCATTCTGACCCTTTTGGCGTCCAAAAGTATGATTTGATCGGGGTCTCCGTCTTTCGGCTTAAATACCGCCCAAGTTGTAATTGCTGAGTAATCGGCTGTTTCTTTTTTTGAAAAAGCGGTGTCGTAACTTTGAATAACGTAGTCGTACTGCGGTATTTGCTCTGCTTCCCACAAGTTCCACCACTCTCGCTTAACGATAGAGCCCTCTTCGGCAGTCGGATTTTGCATCCATTGGGCGTTCCATTTGGCCACTGGCAAGGATGCTTTGACTGAAAGTAGCTCTTCTTTCTTCCAATACTCAGGCCATAATGGCTCTTCGGACTCAGGCATGATGGCCGGGAACTCAATTACTTCCCATTGATCTGCATGATCATCGCCTTGCTTTTTTAAGACCTTACCCACTAGGTCTTTGGTCGACCATCGCGTCATGACGATTACGATGATGCCTCCCGGCTGTAAACGCTGACGAGGACCCGACGTATACCACTCATAGACCGAATCCATCGCAGTAGGGCTCAAGGCATCTTGCTCAGATACTGGGTCATCAATAATGAGTAGGTCCGCACCGCGTCCTGTAATCGCACCGCCGACACCAGCGTAGAATGATTCACCGCCTTGGTTTGTAGTCCATCTACCTGCTGACTTGTTATCAGCCTGTAGCTTTAGTTGCGGGAAAACTTCTTTATATTCATCCGAGTCGATGATGTTACGAACACGACGGCCAAAGCGCACTGCCAGTTCGGCCGTGTGTGTCGTCTGAATAATCTTTAAATTACCCCTAATCCCCATCATCCATGCGGGGAAGAAGGTGGAGGCAAACTCAGATTTAGTATGTCGAGGGGGCAGGCAAACAATTAATCGCTTCAGCTTTCCTTCAGCAATCCGATTAAATTTCTCTCCAATGATTTTATGGTGTCGGCCTTCAACAAACTCAGGCCACTGGCTTTTTATGAAGCTTATGAAATCGGTCTGGCAACTGTCTTGCTTTTCGATTCTTTTGTATCGATCCAAAAGAGCAAGCGCCTCTTGTTGTTCTTGGCGACTTAGGACATCAAAATCCTTGAGGAGCGCATTTGTCATAATTGCTACTCAGGATATCGGCCTGTACGAATCATTTCGCAGACCTCCTCTGCCCTTGATCCAACTTGCTTAGCCCACCGAGAGTCGTAAAATTCATCCCCCGCTTTGGCATAGTCACCAACAGCCATCGCCGCCATTGCATTTTTAAAGCCCATGAGGCGCGTTAGCCCAAGGTTAAAACAAAGATTAACAATTGCATCCTGACGAACCGCATCGAGATCCATGAACCAAGACAGTGCGATCAACTCTTGCTTGCACCGTTTGATGTCATTTTCGAGAAGGTAATCTATCTCATCGTCAGATAGCCCTAATCCAGATTCGGCGATGTTTCTACCGACTCCAATAGTCTCGTAACCTGCGGAACACAAGTACACGTGGGATCGAACACCTTCGTGACGCTTTAATTGTGCGACAAGTTTACTCATAGGTCAGTCCTGTTTTTGAGATGCGCCAAAATAAAACGACACGACTGCGGAAACAAGACCGCCAAGATATCCGAGGATCAAGTTGATCAGCTCCATCGACGTGTTTCCCGGAGGCTCGATTGTGATTAGGGTAATAAAGCCGCAGAAAAACAGCACGATCGTTAAGCCAATAGACCTAGCAGTCCAGTCGGTAGAGAAATTTTTACGCGCGTTTTGAATATCTGCGGTTTCTAGCGCAAAGACGTCTACTTCCAGCTCTTTCATGCGGACTTCAAAGTCTAGCTCTGCTTTCTTAATTTCAGCTAACTGCTCTGGTGTTGCTTGCGCCAGCGCCTTTTCAATCTTCGCAGGAGCGGGATCACAGCCTAAAACGTCAGCGAGCATCGACGCCGCCGCGCCGCCTACAGGGCCACCCAGAGCGGCTCCTAGCGTAGGGGCAAGAGAGCCGACCAAGCCTTTTACCTTATCGAAGTTCATCCTAAATACTCCATACCTTTGAGTAAGCTAACCACAAGAACGGTGTTGCCCCAGATCATGCGTTCAAGGCGTTTAAATTGTCCGCCACCATCATCGAGTCTTTTTTCAATGCGGTCCAGACGGTCGTCGATGGATTTGCGTAACACCTCGCACTCTGCTTGGTGTATTTCAATTCTTTTTAATGCTTCGTGTGCCGTATCCATTAGTTACCACCTAGCGGATTTGTTGCATCGATGGCCATCCATAAGTCATCCATGTCACGTTCATACCTAGAAATGCGATCATCTATTGTTGAAAGCGCATCTAATTTACCAGAAACGCGCAGTTCTGTTTCTGACGATGTTTTTTCTACCGAGCTAATCCGGTCACGCAAATCAAGAAGCTCCGACTGCGCCTCCATAATTTGTACTAGATTAGCACCTAATTCTGCCAGCTTGCCTTGAAGATTTTCAACGTCTGCCGCCGTCATGGCTTGCTCCATGTTAGATAGCTTAACGTCCATCGCTTGCAGTCGTGTGGCATTTGATTCTCTAAGGTCATCAAACCGTGTAGCCAAGCCTTCTGCTTGCGCGGTAGCGGCTATGACCGCCTCGGACTGCTCGTTAAGCTGAGCAAAAAATTGCGATGCCGCCCAGATTCCGCCCCCGATTGTTGAGCCAAAACTGATCACAATAGCGATCCAAACGCCTTTGATGGACGTCCCGCCGACATTAACTTCTAAATCTTCAAGGGCCACCGTTTAAGCACTCCTCTTGGTTTTCAGCGAACCAGCAACCGCCTTCGGGGGATTCAATCCAAAAATCCTGTGTTTCTGCGCGTGTTAGCACGTCTTCTGCGGCAACAAAATAATTGCCCACCTGCAAGCCTTGAATGGTGCTACCACCGTCAAATGATACCCAGACTGCCGTTGTATCTAAATCAAAGAAAACAGACGCGGCTTCTTCAAAAGTCACGTTGTACTCTCTAGCCATATTATCTGCTTGATTGAGCAAGTTTTCATCATTAGCGACCGCCATATAAGCCGCCGCTACCTGAATTGCAGACTCGGTATTGGATAACGCAGTGTTGTATGTCTCGATGTCTTCGTCTTGAAGCACCACGTCGTTTGCACCCATAAACTCCTGCAAAGCCATAGCTTCTCGCTCGTCGGCCGCTGTCTGTGCGTCCTGAGCCATTTCGTTGACCGTAGCAACCATAATAATCTGCTGTGCCGCCTCGACGTAAGCGTCAATCATTTCTGACACCTCATCCATGGCCTGATCAGCTTGGTCTTGAAAGTATTGGTCTGCGTTGGGATCGTAACTGTAGGTAGCCGCTTGTACTGCGGCCACAGCGGCGTTGTAGGCGTCTTGCTGTTCTTTGCTAATGTGACCGTTTTCGGCCATGGCTGGCGCGATAAAACCCTCACCCGCGTAGGAGGCGCCACCGGCAATGGTTTTGATGCCATAGGCAAAGGTGTCACGAATGCTCTGACTCGTGTTGACCAAATCGTCAATCTCAGTCGCGTTTAGTTGAGCGGAAACGATCGCTAAGAGAGCCGCCGTCAGACTCTTGCTCGCTATTGTCATCACCACCCCCAGCTAACAGCGCGTCGTAAAATGCCTTATCTTCCAAGTAATCTGGAATCCACAGTTCTGGATTCTGTTTAATTGCCAGCAGTGCGTTTTTACCCACTACTAGGCGTCCTGCGCGGATTATAGGGCATGGAGTTGCACTCATGAACATAGCCCGCCACACCATGGCATTCTGGCACATGAGGCTTACTGAGGCCACTTTCATGCCCATATTCGAGAGCGTGATGGCGTTAAGGCGGCGATTGCACTCCTCGTCCTGTCGATAAAGGCCGGACGATACGCCAAATCCGACAAGCTGAACGCCGCCAGACAAAGACTTTAGGCACGACTGCTGGCCCGTACTCATCAAGCTGGGTGCTACAGCCGTATTTGCAGGCATCTGCCTGCCAGATCCTGCGCCGTTAAACGTCTTGTTGACGTTGTTGTTATTCGAGTTTGACGTATTAAGGTCGCCCTCAATGTTGGTGTCGTCACCATCCCCGTCAAAGTCAGGCTCAAACTCACCGTCGTCCCTTTCTGGAACGGGGTCAATCTCTGGCGCCGGGTCGATCTCAGGAGTGTCCTGCCCGAAGGCAGGACTCATGAGGCTAATTGACAGCAGTATCGGCAGATACTTCTTCGTAATCCTCATCGGTGATTTCCTCAGCTCCCTCCAAAGACTGAGCCAGCAGGTTGACGAAAGCCTCACGGCCGACAACCAACTGGTCTACGTTAAACCGCGCGCTCGCAAGCTTACGGTCGAGATCATTGATGTGATTGATCATAACTTGCTGTTGATCGCCAAGATCTTCAACGAGGTATTCTTTATCATTCACGGTGATTGGGGTCTTTTCATTTTTTCCCATCGTCGTTACTCCTAGTTGTAGTTAAAGTTAAGCTGACCAAGGCACTCCGTCAGACTGGCTGGCGGCACGGTCAATTTGACCTTGCACCTTGGCATCACGGTCTGCTTCGACGCGAGCCTTAGCTTCGTCGGCAGTTTCGTCGCCTTCAATCAGACTGTTGTAAACCCAACCAAGGACATCTGCCTCAGTAAGGTCAGCATACGCAATGTAGTCTGGGCTTGAAGGATCTGGCGTCAAACGTAGCTTGCCGCCTTCTGTTGCTGTGTAGGATGGCGTTCCATCGCTTGCCGCGACCATTGACCAGTAAACAGTGATTACACCGCCGTCTGAGTCTTGGTGGACCATGTTTGATACTGACCAAGTGTTAGTGATTGCCATTTTGCTATCTCCAGTTTAAAGATGAGTAATTGTAGGAGTTGTACCTACGTTTCTTGGGATTACTTCCAATGTGTATGTTATGTCTGCGAAGTTTGCCGCCGCTCCGGGATTTACTTTTACAGTAAGTTTGTTATTTCCGGTATCTTGTGCAGTTGTAAAAGTTAAAAAACTTGACCCTGTGTTTGTGCTAGTTGTTGCTACTGCCGGACTTGTTGAGTCTGATCTAAAAATAAATAACTCTTCACCAGCAACATGGCTTACAACGCCGCCGTCATTTTTAGCTGATCTGTATTTTATTTTTACATAAACACCTATTTGAGCAGATCCAAAAGCTACAGAAACAAGATCATTAGCAGTGCTTGCAGTTAAAAATGTTTGTGTGGCTTCTGTATGGTATATGCCGTTTATATTGACAGTACCGTTTACCTCTAAAGTAGAATCTGGTGCGGACATACCCACACCAACCCGATTATTACCAGCATCAACAAACAGCATGTGGGTGTTGCCGCTAGACTCAACGCGGAAGTCAAGATCAGCCTCACTGTTTTCATTGATGATTACACCCGAAGTGTTTATCATCCTAAGCTGTCTTTTCCAACCAGTGTCAGCGGAGTTAGGCTGGTAGAAATGCATATCGCCTGCAAATAACATCTCAATTCCAGTGCCACTGAAACTACCGTCAGTGTTAGCGCTTGGATCATAGCCAATAGACACCGTGCCTTGAGTGCTTTGGTCCCCTAGCTGAGTAACGGCATAAGTACCTACGGAGTAACCCCACCCAGTGGGTTGCACCATAGTGGCCGTTTTATAGGTAGCGTCTTTCTTTCCGCGTATTCCTTCACTGCCTATAATATTTAACTGACCGCCGATATTTCCTGCACCGCCAATGTCTACATAATTCGATCCAGCATCAACCACAAGCATAGAACTGTTGCTATCAGACTCAACGCGGAAGTCACCATCGGCAATACCATCTTCGTTAAAAGTAGCTCCGGTGCCTCCATCAAGTATAAATGCCGAACGAGCCGCTCCACCCGCTAAGACGCCTATAGATATCTTGGAGTCTTCTGTGCCATTACTTACATCTGTAATTGTGGAGGCGATATAGTTGTATGTTGTTTGATTTCCAGCAGAGTCTTCCCCCAAAAAGTTAATACGACCAATACCATCATTGTCCGCAGGTGATGAGGAGTTTCGGTAAAGAGCTAAAATTGGCCCCTGACTTGCATCAGCGTTTGTGCTTTCAATGCGTACAATTTCTCCAGACCCTGTTGACTGTACGTGGAGAGGCACAAGGGGTGTGTTATGACCTACGGCAACAGCATTCGCGCTTGCGTCAACGAACAGCATATTTTCGTTGCCAGCACTCTCTACTCTAAAGTCGTAGTCTTGTGAGCCTTCGTTGAAGACTGCGGCGTTATTCCATTGGAAAGGCGTATGACCTTGAAACGTGCCGTCAGTGTCAAAGACAGACCAAATATCCCGGCTATTGCTTACGTCTCTAAGATTGAAGTGAGCGTTTGATACTCCAGCTCGACCTGTCTGAAGCATATAACGCTGAGTGCTGGTGCCTGACTCAATCATCAGGCCCATTTCATCACCAGTGCCAATGTCAGCAGTCTGCTTAATGTGCAACTGTGATTCTGGTGCTGACTCTGCAATACCTACGCGATCATTCCCAGCATCAACAAACAGCATATTGGCTTGGTTGTCAGACTCAACGCGGAAGTCTGTGTCTTGAGCCGCATTGTTGATAACAACTGCCGTCTGCGATGCCTCGAAAACAGCATAGCTAGAGTTTGGTGAGATTCTTGCTGTGTTTCCGCTCGTACCAAACTGAGAATTGCCAGAATTGTCTTGCATCATAATAACAGCGGTACTGTCTGTTGATGTAAACGTAGCTACATTGTTTGTAGTGCCAGACTGCACGTGGAAGGGAGACGAAGGTGCGCCACCGACGCCAACCCGATCATTACCAGCATCAACAAACAACATATTGGCGTTGTTATCAGACTCAATGCGGAAATCTAAATTATCTCCTTGCTCGTTGAATACTGTTTCACTACTCTCGTCAGTAGTAATAATGTGCGATGCAATGCCGTTTCTATACAGCGTAAGAATACCGGGATCATCTGCTCCTACTTCTGCGATAGTGAAAGAAAGGTTGCCTTGATTCCCGTAGCCAGCAATAAAGTTGTTTCCACCAGATCCAACAATACGAATAGCATCTTTAGATGCGTTTTGAGAATTGACGTTTAGAGCCGCGTCAGTAGCATTTGTTAGGATGCCAACAGAATCTTGTGCGGCATCTACATATACCGCATATTGGCTGTTGTTAGACTCAACGCGGAAGTCTACGTCTTGGCTTTCGTCATTGATTGTAACTTCGCTAGTCGTAAGACCTAAAACCGTTCTATTTTGACCAGCGATAGATATTTGGTGCATTACATTTGCATCTTCTGCCCCGTCCGTTACATCAGTGTATTGAGTGAAGATATTGGCATAGGTGTGTGAGCCGCCTACGGAATTGTCACCTCTAAAAAAAATCGCTGGACCTAAGTCATTGTTCGCTGGACTGCTTGAGTTTCTAAAAAGATTTATTGACGGACCTGCCGCCGTACCAGCATCAGTGCTTTCAAGAGTAATAACGTTACCAGAAGATGAGGTTGTAATATGAAGGGGCGTATCCGGTGACGACTCGCCAATACCTACGCGATTATTACCTGCATCCACAAAAAGCATATGGCTTGCGCCATCAGACTCGACGCGGAAGTCGGTGTCGTTGCCGTCATCATTTATAATGACCTTACCGTCTGAATCAAAACGAATAGCGTTCGTGCTTCCACTGCCCATGCGAACAACGAGCGCGGAGCCTGCGCCGGTGCTGTTGATGTAGTTGAACCCGTTGTAATCAAAAGTAGCTTGGTTTCCGCCTGCGCTAATATCGAAGTTTCCCAGAGTCCCACCAACTGTGAGCGCATCCATTACAGCAGTACCCGTTACGTCGATGCCTGTAGAGGTGGTTTCTAGTCGCGTGACGTTATCGTGTGCGAGTAGCACAGACCCGTCAGCAGTAAAAACTCCCATCGTTTCGCCTGTATACTTTTGTATGCTGAGGCTTGAGTTTGCCCTTATTCGCAAATTTCCTGTGCCAGCGTCATCAATGTAGCTTGCAGACCCATCATGGTAAATCTGTAGGTCTTGTGACCCACCAAAGGTTGCTTTAGCGTTATCCGCAAACTCAAGCGCAGAGTCTGAGCTATCCCACACCACGTTGTAGCTTGCGCCGGTCAGGGTCAGGTCATCGCCTGAAGACATGGTAAGGCCGGTGCCGCCAGACGTGTTGCCTGCAACCAGCACTTCCGCCAGCGTATCGGTGATGCCGGGGTCGACGTTCGCCATCGCATCAACGACTGCCGCGCCAGAGCCTGCTCCGTCGAGATAGACTACGGCTGTCCTGCCAGTTGCAATGGTGACGTTCGCACCAGAGCCTTGAGAGATAGCGATCGACTGTGAGCCGGTTGTCGCATTCTCAATGAACATCACACGAGACAGCGTGTTGGGTGCAATCGTAAGCGTACGGGTGGCGGTCAATGTTGCAGACGAAGTGACCTTGAAATAAAACGAGCGCGCCGGATCACTGGCGCCATCCGCAACTGTCGTGGTCGCGTCAGCGTCTGAAGAGAAGCAATTCTGAGTGTTATAACCCAGCGCTTCGCCGATTAGCTCAAGGGATGTATTGGTGGTAGTACCCCACGTTCCCGAGCCTTCACCTGTCGCAAGCTCTGTTAGACGCAAGTTGTTGACATAAGTTGCCATAAGTTTTTCCTCTTAGGCGGCGTCCCGCCCTGCTTCAATTTCCGTCCAAGTCGGATCTTGTGTATCGTCTATCGTACTATAGCTCGGCGTCTGTGAAGTAGATATTGCCGCATAACCCGCAGACTGGCTATTGTCAATCTCAGACCACCCCGGTGACTGGGAATCATCTACCTGATTGTAATTAGGGTCTTGGTCCGTGTCTATCTGAGACCAAATAAACAGTGAGCCTACCGCAAAATTAGCCTGTACGCCCGTCAACTCGACAATCGAGTCCGCGCTAGTCTCTACTGCGCCGACCGCAGAGTTGATTTGCTGGCCTGTAACCGACACGTCTTGACGTATCTGAATGACCACATCACCAATGGCAGAGTCGATTTGCTGGCCATCTGGCGTGACATTTGCCTGCGCAACGACGCTGACATCACCAAGGCTTGCGGTCATGCTGACGCCCGTCACCTCTACAAGCGCTACCGCATCAACCTCAATACTACCCACCGCAGACGTGGTTTGCTGTCCCGTAGGCGTTACATTGGCAATACCAGTGACTGTGAGAGAGCCCACCGATGCCGTTGCGCTGACACCTGTCGGTGTAACGTCAGCATTGGCTTGAACTGTGACAGAACCTAACGATGCGGCCATGCCAACGCCAGTTACTTCGACGTTTGCTACGCCGCTGACTGTCGGTGCGCCGACACCTGCTGTGGTCTGCTGACCGTCTGGAGTGACGTTTGCTACGCCAGTGACACTGACCGCCGGGTTAAAGCCAGACGTAATACCAAGGCCGGTGACGTCGACATCTGCGGCCGCCCTGACCGTAGGGGTGCCTAGCTGAGCTGTGGACTGCTGGCCATCCGGGGTGACATTAGCAAGACCGATAACATCGACACTGCCGACCGATGCGGTTGCGGATTGGCCATCTGGAGTGACGTTTGCTTGTGCATCAACCGTTACTGAACCAAGAGCAGAGCTGACGCTGAAGCCTGAGACCTCAACAATCGCCTGCGCAATAATCTGCACGTCTCCCAGTTGAGACGTGATTTGTTGACCAGTAGGGGTGACATTAGCGGCCGCGACAACCGCAAGGCTACCGATTCCACTATTGATTTGCTGGCCCGTAACTTCAACCGGGAGAGCAGTGCCCCATGCACCCTCGCCCCATCCGCCACGGCCCCAGCCGTTGATGTTAGCCATCGTTCATCATTTCGAGCGCGTCATCCAAATCAGAGACAGACGACGTCATGATGTCGCGGATGGACCCGCTCATGAAATCTGTCGCCAACGATGCTTCGAGACGGTTGATGACTTCTTGTATCAGTTCTTCGGCAGTCATGGTGCCCTCCTATTACAGCACCATCATACCCTTAATGCTGAGTTGCGACAGCCTGATATTTCCGCTTCTTAAGCACCTTTTCGACCTGACGATAGTGCCATTCCTTTTCCGCCTGCAAGGAATTAAGCTCTTTTGCGATGTATTTCAAGCCTCGGCCGCGATTTCGTAGTTTGTGGATAACTTTGATCCATTCCTGCTCTTCGGGCACCTCTTCAAGGCGCACACGCTTCTTATTGCCGTGCTTTTCTTCCACGGGACGCCATCCGTAGGGTACGCCGCCGCCGATATGGTAGCCACGAGAGGCCCAGTCCATTTTGCCTTCACCAAAGCGATCACGAATGTTGGCGTGTTCAATCTCAGCCACAGCAGAAAGCACCATCAACATGATCTTGTTGACCATGTCATTCATGTCAAACCGCTGGTCGATGCCGTGAACTTTGGCACGTTTCTTGTGCACAATCGGCATATCACCGAACTGCTCACAGAAAAATAGCTGGATACCAATCTCTTCCAAGATCGGAATAGTCGATAAAAGATCCTGAGCTGATCGGGAAAAGCGATCAAGGCGCGTGGCAATAACGACGTCGTGTTCCTCAATAACGTCGGTCAAGCCTTTGGATGCCGGACGCTCAAGGATGTCAGTAGTGCCCGAGACCCCATCATCAATGAACCACTGATCAATGGCTCGGTTGTACTTATTAATGGAAAAGTTAGTGATCAACTGCTTTTGCTGATCAATTGACACGCCAGACCGGCATTGCTCCTGCGTTGAGACGCGAACATAGCCGTAAATGCGGTGCTTGTACTCTCGGGGTTGAACGATCATTTTATGCCTCCTTTGTAGCCATAGTCTGCCATTTCTTCGTGCAGACGCTTCCAATCGATATTAAGCGGATGGTGATCCTCCGCTCGATCAGCAAACATGGTAGAGCCATCCTTCTGAAGCTCTACAGCCCGATAAAACTTGGGTACACCATCATAAACAATGTCCAAGCCATGCAGTTTGCAGGTGCGGCGCACCCGGTTGTAGTAGCGCTTTTTCTCCTGAGCGTTAAGCACGGACAGCCTCCTTATCCGAGACTATCGCCTGAGCAATCTGCTGACGAATCTTCAAGATCTGCTCGATCGTCTCCTTCGGATGATTGAAGTCCTGTATCAAGGCACTCAGCTCAAGAAGGAGCAGGTCAGCCTGCTCCGTGGTTATTTCTATTTTCACAGCTCCCTCCTAGTGGTTGATGTTCCATGTGGAACAATGCGGATGGTTGCACAGGCCGTGTCGATGTGCAAGTCTTTGTATAAAGTTATTTTTTGTGGCAAAGTACCAAAACTAATAGCGTGTCGATGTATACATAAGTGTATAAGTGTGTATAATAGGAACTGTGATCGGGATGGGCCTGATCGCTGATGCCAATGGAGGGCATGGTATGCAAATTGGTTTCCACAAACAGCATGGCCACAAAAAGGTGCGCTATATGCTCGATAAGCCAGAGGTGGCTTACGTGTTGCTTGATCACTGGGCAGGCAACCAGAGCGACCACGACATGGCGCGGGTAGCCCGCTTTCAGCGTGACGTCGAAACCTGCGGCTTAACGCTCGCAGAATTCCTCAACAAAAAGTGGGCTGGCTAACAGCCCCAAGGAGCAATCATGAGATCTCACAAGGGACCTAACGTCACCACCGCTGAGCGCGACCTCGTTATCAAGTGGACCAAGCGATGCTTGAGAGAGCTCGCGAAGAAGGAGCACGAGTTGGTGGACTTTCACCTGCGGCCTCAGACAGTCGCTTCACTTCAGGCGACCCTCATGGTCAACATCAAGGCGCGCAACCAGCGAAGCAACGGTGGCCGCAACCAGATCACCATCGATGTACGGGACGCCGAGATTCGCGGCAAGCGGGAGCGCTTCGGGGAGTACAAGGCTTACGCCAGCGACCCTGTCATTGGAGACATCACGATCTTCGATCAAGAGCAGGGCATCGCTGTTATCGTAGCCCACGAGGTAGCGCACCATGTTCAGTACCGCTACGGGCCCTACACCCGCTGGCTCAAGAAATCCTACCGCAAGCCTCACGGGCGCGGTTTTCAGGACATCTACCGGATCTTACGATCCAGAGTGGTCAACCCGTTTGTAGAAGACTGCCTTCAGGAGGCGGCGTGACCCACGAGATTGAAGAGCGCATACTGCGCTTGCTCATGGGAGGCTACCGGCAAGACGAGGTGGCCTCGATCATTCAGATCGAGAATCCAGCGCTTAACGAATTCGACCTCGAAGACCTACCTCACCACATCCGCAGGATTGCTAAATAGGCTGAATCGCCTCGATGCCGGGGCGCTGAGTCTCTAGCAGAGCATCAATATCTTCATCCTCACGGCCACGACCTTTTTCGATACGCTCTATCAAGCCAAGAATGCCGCCGGTGACTCCCTCGGATACGGCTTCCAAGCCTTCTAGCGCGGGTTGCACGTAGGGCGCGACTCGTTGAGCGGTGTCAGACTCTAATAAATCACCGATGCCACCCATGATGCGCTGGCCATAGGCTTCGGCGCCGGGGCTGGCCTCGTAGTCGACAAGCGACTCTAAGCGACCTTGTGCACCACGCACCGTCTCGGGGTCCAAGCCAAGGTCGTAAGCGGTCCTTCCACCTATCGATCCAGCAACAGGGCGGAGGATCATTGCGTTCAATGCGTCATACGCGACCTCGGGCCCGTAACGCATGAAGTCACCCACCTCCTCAAGAACACCACGCTCTTCCCCAGAACGTCGCGGTAGCTGACCAATACCCTCATTGATCGGCACGTCGCTGGCCTCAGCCATTTCCGGCGCGGCTAATCCGGCTAATCCTGCGGCCGCAAGGGGCGCCATGAACATAGTCTGGCCGGTCTTTGCGCGCTCAGCTACCGTTTCGCCTGTAGGTGTCTTTTGATTAAGGTCGATCGAGGGGCCAGTTATGGTCTCGCCGCCGTAATCAATCCTAAACGTTGTCTGACCGGGCTTGGAGCCAGTAACCTGCTTGATCGCTTTCGGGATATTGACGTCGTACTGGCCCCGCAGTCCTTCTTCTCCCCAGCGGTCGATCTGGACCTCGCTAGGAGAAAACATCACTTTGTCGTAGCCTTCATCGGCCGCGATGGTGACAAGGCGCTTAACGGCAAGCTTGTTCCAAGCATTAGAGTCGCGGACAAACGGTGCGGCTTGGGGTTTTTGGGCCTCGATTCGCAAATCTGATGGGAGGCCGGGTCTAACAACGTCCATCGATTCTTCGAGAACTTGCACGAAGTTTCTAGGCAATCCATACGACTCTATCGTTGTGTCTAAGGATGCTCGCGCCGCTTTTTCGGCGTTATTCATTAACGAGCGCAAACCCTCTCCGGGGCTACGGGCGCTTGAGTCCATCTCGAACGCTATCCGCTGGACTGCTTGTGTCGGTGCATCTCCATTAAGGACGCGGTTGTACTGACTCTTCAGGTGCTTATCTACCAGTACGTCTATTTCCGCCCGACCCTTTTCGGTGTTTGGGTCAGGCATTTTGTAGGTTCCCTCTAGGCCGGGGGTTCCAACACGCTGATTGGCTTGCTGTATCTCAAAGGCGGCAATGTCATACTCGTCTTTGTCAGTCAGTCTTCCTTCAATTTCGTCGATGAAGCGTTCTTGCCTGCCTGCATTGGTGATCTGTTGATATCGACGATTAAACTTCGATAACAAGCCTACCTTTTCGCGGTAAGGAATCTTGGTAGCAGACGCCTCATACAAATCTTCGAGTAGGCTAGGTACTTCAGCACCGGAGTAATTGTCACGGAACTTTGCCAGTGTCTGAGGTATGTCGTTGACCTCAAGGATGCCGCGAATCTGATCTTCGCCTTTTGCGAGTGTTTCAGGGCTCATAAACCCTTCACGACGCCCCTGCTGGGCCCAATCGCTCTGCAACTCTTCCACAAACAGGACGTTATTGCCGTCCGTATCCACGCGGTCGGTGGTTCGGGCATGAAAGACGTTATTGATATCGTCAGGGAAGTGCGTTCCCTCCCTGAACTTCTTAGGACCCGCTAACCGATAGCGGATCTCACGATAATTTTCGCCACCGTCGACGGTGTAGTCGGACCATCGGGTATCACCCGCGAGCGACATCTCATCTTGTTCAAGTGCGTGTTGTGATAGGCGGACTTGGGCTTCGTTGACGCTTGTGGCGGAAGTGTCAGTATCCTGCCTGCCGTAAGTTGCGTTATTACGATCAACACCAAATTCGCGTTGTAATGACGGCGAAGCGTCATTCGTAGGCAAAAATGCGTTGTCATACGGGCCCTGAACCAGCCGATAGCCCTCAACAGGACTACCATCCACGTAAAGCTGGACAACTGTCGCGGGGTCATCGTAGTACATTGTCGAGACATTTTCGTAAGCGTTCTGACGAAGCTCGTTTTGAAGCGACGATGACAAATCATCGAAATCTAGCTCGTTTTGTGACCACTTCTTGAGGGCTCGCTCTCGCTCATCGAGGGTGTCATCGGCCTGATCCACGAATTCGGTGTAGTAATAGTCCTTGATGTTCTCTTCGAGATCAAAATCCATCTCCGCTTCGACGCCACTGGCGCCGCCGAAGTATTCTTCCATCTCCATTTGCTGAACATCGAAGTCTACGTCAGACTCTCGGCCCCCAATCGCAATCTCTTCCTCGAATTCGATGCGGTTTTCGTCGATACGGGTAAGAATTTCGTCCTGAGTAACCCGTCGCTGTTCAAAAAGCTCTGCTAAACCAAGCTCTTCGAGCTCCTCTTTGGTCACGCCCTGCTTGATGAAGTGCCTACGCGCGTCAGAGCCGATATTTTTCAACTGCTTCATCTTCAAGGCGACATCTTCGGCCTTGGAGTACAACCTTTCGGGGTTTAACGACGCTTTGATGATGGCTTTGGTTATGCGAGGCATGATTACGCGGCCTTTTGGTTAGGAATCCAGTCTTTGGCCAGCATCTCCAGCCAGTCGTCGAATGATATTACAAAAACGCCCTCTAAATCCGCATAGGATGGGCTAAAAACACTCATCGGTAGCGTCACGCGAATAGGTTTGTTGTTGAACTTCCAAACCAAGGCGGGAATGTCATTACCGGCGGCCGTACATACCTGCTCCCACCACGCTTTTTGGAACCACCAACCATCCTTGTAGGCCTTACACTCGATCGCATAGCCGGGAATGGTGATGTCGCAAAGGTTTTTGGCCTGATATTGATCAAGGTTGCGCTTGCAATGGACGTCAACACCCTGCGCCTCAAAAAAATTATTGAGACGTTTTACGATGTCCCGCTCAAAAGCGGCCCCTTTATTTCGCGAATCTGCCATTTAGCGATAGTATCCTATCTGAGGAAAAATTCTAGGCCATAGGGGTCCCTTGGTCTTTTGCAGAATCGACCCCCACCCCCACAACCAGAGCGCTACCCCTCCAAACCATAGCGCTGGGGGTGCGGGGTCCCTTTTATCCATCAAATAAAATTAAGTTTTGAATGTACCAAACTCAGCTATAGCTATACGCCATCGGCCGCGCGCGATTCAGGGGGGTGCGGGGGTCCCCCCTATTGCGATCTGAAGGTCGTTTTCCGACCCCATAGAGACCCTAATACTAGTCCCATTGCGTCCAACACAGGCCAATACAGGCCGCTGAGGGCGCAAAGTGACCCGTGTGAACACACGAATAGGCAACAGGGGTCACCGAATCGGCCCAATAATCGGTAAAAACGATGGCAAACAGGGTTTTTTGAGGTTTTTCCGGGATTCTGGCGGGGCGTAGAGAGAGAGCCTCTCTACGCGGTTTTACACATCGATGCGCAGGATTTGTGCTGTCAAAAATCTTTATCTGTAATCTTGCTGTCAGTGCCTAGCAGTTCGTTGAGCCGTGACTTGATGTCTTCCTTGCTCATGCTGTCGATGTTGGCGTTGATGTTGAGATTCTGAGTGCGCTGAACCGTTAGTCCACCCAATTGATTGAGCTCTTTCACTGCACTGACTGCCGCGTTGTAGTGGCCGCTATCAAACGCCGTCTCCGCGATGTTCCACAGCATCGACCCGGTCTTCTCAGGCGTGATGGCAAACTTCTCTCTTAGCTCCTCCTGCTTCAGCCTGATCGACTTCGTGACGTGAGGATGCGTCTTGCCGTCCATCATCTTCGTAGCGCTTGCCGCAGGGAATGAGAACCCAGCTCTTCGAGCGGCCTCTGTCTGCCCACACGAGCCCTCTGTGTAGAACCACACGAAGGCCGCTTGCATCTCTGTTAAGCCAAGCTCTGGATCTGCTTCAAAGTGTGCTGGCGTGTTGACCAGCGGCTTCAGTTTCTTCCGGGGTCGGCCCGGCCCTTTCTTCTCATCACTCACGGTCTACTTCCTTTGGTGAATCCGTCCACAGCGAGTCGCCATACCTTTCGTAGTTACGCAACCATCGCCTCAGCGTATGCACATGGACGTGAGTTTCGTATGCCGCTTGGCTCACTGATCTCCCACTGTCGACCATCTTCTGAGCCCTTACCACACGCTTCTTGTCCATGATTTTCAATCCAAGCAACAGGGTACAGTAGAGGGTAGGGTACGTGTTTCCTATATACCCCTAAATATACCTTAAGAATAATACTATTCTTAAATATAAAACTACACTTAATAGAGTAGATATACCCTACCCTGCCCTGTCACTATCTCCTTTAATATCAAGCACTTAACCCTACCTAAAACAGGGTACAGTGTACATCTACCCTCCAAAACAGCCCTTTTTCGGCGCTCAGTAAATTTACAATCGTAAAATCGCACCAGTTTAAGAATTGCCCTTTTTACCCCCAAAACAGCCTTAGATGTACCCTGTTTAGGGCATACCCTACCCTGTTCTACCCTCACACATCCCACTTCGGAGGCGGTACTGAGCCCCCATCTTCGATGATAGGCTCGTAGTCAATGTCGTATATCTTGCGCCCATTACTCTTGCGCGGAACGCATCCATTCGCCGCCAACACTCGTGCCGCTTCCTTGAAGTCCGCCACCCTCGGCGACCGCACCCCAAGGTCTCGCAACAGCTCCGTCATCTGCACCGGGCGCACCATCGTCGATGTGAACTTGACCCGCTGAAGGATCAGGTCTTCGACCACAGACTGCGTCCTCGACAGCTCGTTAGACTCTTGCAGTAGCGCTCGCTCTTCACTGGTCAGGAACCAGCCTTCGCCTGTATCGAAGAAGCGCGCCTTCACCTCAGCCCACACCTGTTGCATATCGATCTTGTGCCGGTAGTTAATCTTCTGCACTCGTACAACCCAGAACCTTCGGTTGCCGGTGGGGTCTGTTAGGAACTCATTCTCGTTGACCGACCCGTAAAAAATCGTGCGCCGACGATACCGCGAGAACCCACGATCATAGGGCAGACGTAGCTCGTCATGGCTTCTGGTAATGAAGGCCTTGAGTTGGTCTAGGTCAGCCTTCTTGAATGTGCTACCCAGCTCTCCGAGCTCACAGATCCAATGGCTCACACACTGCTTGACGCTGTCTTTATCGCCGGGGTTGAGTGTCGCGCCTTCGAGTAGCCAGTCTTTCTGGGGCGCCAGCGTTTTCATCCACTGGGTCTTACCGAGCGCCTGCCTACCCACGAAGACTAGGATACCCTCGCTGGATACACCCTCGTCCCCACAGGCCGCCGCAACGCATGAGGTGAGCCACTTGGTCATGAGTATTTCTTTAAGCTCGTTATCCTCGGCGTTTACCGTGTCAAGCAGTTGTTGAAGCCGCGATGTTCCATCCCATGGCCGCGACTCGATCCACTCCGCCACAGGATTGCTCTCCCGAGCTAACAGCTTCAAATTGAAGCGTACTCGATCGTGCGGAACCATAAGTTGAATGCACCGATCTTCGATCTCAGTGATGGCGGCATCCTCTTCGAGGTCCGCAATGAATGTCATGTCAGGTATATGCACGTTCATGCGCTTCTTGATCACATCGTAAGCCACATCGATACTATTCACCTTCAGCACACCTTCGTGATTTGCCTTCGTGTGCATCATCCGGCCGCGATCGGTCTTCTCAAAATCAAACGACTGCGGGATGGCGACCTCTTGTAGCCTCGGGATCAGCTCACCCTCGACTGCCTGCGCCACATCGTTGTAGTCGCCTATCTGCTCAGGCATAAGCACTTCCGCCCGTCCGCCTGCTCGCTTAATAGCCTGCGCCGCCGCAATAGCCTTCTGCTCGCCCGTTTTACTCTCGTCGAAGTCCGCGATGAAGACGTGTTTTGCGTCTGGATAGACAGCGAATACTGCCTCCGCTACAGGCTGTAGGTTGCCAGCGTCGAAGGACACCATGACAGGCTGTTGGTGATGTGCGTAATAACTGGCGGCCGTTGCGTATCCCTCGGCGTAGTTGATGACCGTAGCTTCGGCCAGAAAGTCGGTGCCAATGCAATAGAAGCCGCCCTTCTTCTTGCCGCCTCTGAGGAAGCGCTTCTCCCCGGCTTCGTTGATGAACTGAAGCGTCTGCACCGCACCGTTACTGTTGAACAGCGGGATCAAGAGCGCGTCTTTGTACTGCCTTAATCCATGCGAGGGCACACCTTTAGTTTCGAGGTACGGATGAATGTCACACTCCGCCGCCCGATCCCACATGGTCTGTGCCTTCTTGGCAACGACACTCTGCTCGACCTCCTGCGCCAACCGGGCTTGTTCCTTCGCCCTCTCAATCTCCTCCACCTGCGCCTTAGTCAGCTTCGGAATCTCGCCACCCTCTGCCTTCCAAGCCCCGAGCGGACCGATGTCATAACGCTCTGCGTGACCATACGGACGGTCTTGATCAAACCACACTTGATACCATGCGTTTTGTTTGCGACGACCATCCATCACCGTGTAGGCCCGTCCTATCTCTCCTCCAGTGACCAAACCCTTCTTCGGGTCTGGCTCTACACCAAGCGCACCTAACCAGTCGATGAACTCCCGATGCAAATCATTGGATAGAGGTCGACTAAAATTTTTTGTACCGCTTTTTATCTTCATTGCCATATTGAGCCCCTCCCAGAGATGTGTATACTAGTGCAAGTTTGTATAAACCATCAAGGAGAACTTACATGGGTATGAAACTTTCTGTAGGAGGGGGCGGAGACACTGAGTACGAGGTGCCGCCAATTGGAGAACATAAAGCCATCTGTTACCGCGTGATAGACGGTGGAAGCGCTGAGGAAGAGTATCAGGGCGAGGTAAACGTCAGACATAAAATCTTCCTGTTCTGGGAATTAACCGAGTGCACCATGCAAGACGGTCGCCGTATGTCAGTCATGGGCAACTACACTGCGTCACTCAACGAAAAGTCAAAACTGTACCAACACGTTACGTCATGGATTAATCGATCCTTCACGGATGAAGAGAAGCAAGGCTTCGATCCGACGACACTTGTAGGCAAAGGTTGCAAGCTGTCGATTGAGCATACCAAAACCGGGCGCGCTAAGGTGGCTAATGTCCACGCTTTCGTCAATGCGTTCGACGAGAATGAGCAGTTACGTCCATTACCGACCGAGAACGACCAAGTGATCTTCGATCTTGAAGACTACTGTAGTGAGTTTAGCGGCCACAGTAACGAAGCCAGTAAGCGCGCGTGTGATATTTTCGAGGACCTGCCTGCCTTTATCCGCTACCGCATTGCCGGTTGTGACGAGGTTGGCAAGGAACCGCAAGCACCATGCTTTGAGATGCAAGCCGCTTTGAAGCGTGGCGCAGACTCACCGATCGCGGCAGGGACGCCTGTTGTCGACGTCGCAACTGACGACATGGACCCGTTTGCGGAAGAAAATAATCCGGTGCCATTCTAATGAGTGACGAACCCACAGTTGAAGAAATGGAGGTGGCCAAGAAGATGCACGACTCTGTGCTCTCCCCGAAGCACTACACGCAAGGGGACATCGAGTGTATCGATGCCATGGAGTCATGCTTGGGCCCTGAAAAATTTGAGGGCTGGCTTCATGGCCAGATTTTTAAGTACGGATGGCGATGGCCAGACAAGAACGGTGTAGAGGATTTGCGCAAGATGTCCTTTTACAACGACCGTTTAATCCGACATTTAATCGAGCCAGAGGGGCGTAAATGAAAGAGTTTAAGCTGGGTGTTTACGAAGACATGAGCTATGAGGAGTACGCTGAGATCCCTGCATGGCGATCTCACGATCTCACCACACTCATTAAGTGTCCTTATCAGTGGCGTAACAAGCGCGATATATCCGAGTCGCCTGCATTGCTTGAGGGCCGCGTACAGCACACCGTGTTTGGTGAGCTTCATAAGTTTGACGATGAGTTTGCGATTGAGCCCATCGTCGATCGCCGCACCAAAGCCGGGAAGGAAGAATATGCCGATTGGTTGGAGGGCGTTGCCGGTAGGACGCCGATCAAGCAGGACCTTTACGACGTTTGCATTGAGCGCCGAGAGGTGTTGAAGGACTTCATTCCCAAGCCAGAGCATAAGGTCGAGCTGGTGATGTGCTGGGAGTGGCACGGTGAGCCATGTAAGGGACGAATGGACTGGTACACCGGGACAGACGTCTGGGACCTCAAGACCTGCCGAGATGCTTCGCCTCGGGGTTTCCGTTCAGCAATCAATACCTTCCGGTATTACCAGCAGGCCGCGTACTACCTCAACGGTGCTCGCTCTGCTGGCTTACGTGCCGACAAATTCTACTTCTTGGCTATTGAGAAGCAGTACCCCTACCCCTACGGCGTTTACACGCTCAGTGATGAAGCCATCGCGTTTGGTGATGCACGTAACGAGCAAGCCATCGACATAGCGCATAAGTGCTTTGAGTCGGAGGAGTGGATGCCCTACAACAACGCTGGGGTCACAGAATTTAACGTGGATGAATTGTGGTGAAGGCAATGGAAGAGCCAGATTTTAACGCTCACTTTAATGGCGATGATTATCAACCCGACAGGGACAAAGAAAGGCTGAGAGGCCAAATCTTACGGGTCTGGAGCGAGATAAAGGACGGCCGTTGGCGCACTCTACGATCAATAGCTGACGCAACGGGCGACCCCGAAGCATCGGTATCAGCGCAACTCCGTCACCTGCGGAAGCCGAGATTCGGAAGTAACGAGATAGAAAAGCGTTACGTTAGGAACGGTCTTTACGAGTACCGGCTCTGCAAGGAAGAAACGTGAGCAAGTTACGCGCCATGATGACCGAGGAACAGCGGGCTCAGGAGGATGAATGGGCGGCTGAGATTAAGCTCTGCGCCGCTCGTCAGGCTTGGCGTAAGCAGAGAGAATTTGTGCCCAGCCGCAAGATGACATGGGCACGATGGTGGGAAAAGAAGTTCGGAGAGGGTGAGACCCTCAATGAATTTGCACGGAGAATGCAAAGGGAGAAAGAGGCGAGTACCGAATAATTTCCCTCGGTGGCTCGTCACACTCGCTCAGCCGTATGACCGCAAGGTCCTCCATAATCGCGATATCCTCTTTGAGGCGTAGTGCTGTAGCCATAGCCGCTTGATATGCCAAGACAAAATCAGACACTTCCACTTCAATTTCAATCTCGTCGTATTCCATCGATTAACCTTCGGCTTTGCATTCTTGGTCGGCGATACCTTTATAGTCCGGCCATTTCCCCTCTTGAACCATAGCACAGTAGAAGTCCCTCTCCGCTAACTCATCCTCGTAGTCCATAGTGGACACTGCCAACCAGCCGCACAGTGCCACCAACCCTAACGCCATTTTACCCCAGAAGTTCATGCGACCTCCTCTTCATCGGCAACTATTTCGTAACCACCAAATTGCTCGCGGATACAGTGCTCGACAAAAAGTTGCGCGCAACACGCCATAAGGTTGTCAACGTCGCCGTCAGACAATTCCTTAGCATCCTCAAAGACTTGATTGAAGTCTTCGTCGGCAGAGAATCTGCAAGCCGTAGCAATCGCCCACTGGTCCCAGTAGTAAACGTACTGACCGTCCGCCCACTCAACGATGTAGTCATACATCTCATCCTCAGTGAGAGTGCGGCCTGAAGCCACCTCATTATCGAGGTCAACCTTAAAAGCGCTGACCAGCTTATCCTGCACTTGATACAAATTAGTGAGTTCCATCTTATTCTCCTTAGCGGCTTATGCCGCCTCCTCGTCTAACATAACCGCCTTTGCAGGGCGCTTGAAAAAACCAAACCGTGAGTCATCACGGCTAGGCTCGACCGTCGCCATGAACGCAATGCGATCACCACGAGATGGGTCGATGTTCTTGGGGACGCTACCCCATAGCTTGAAGCCACGGTCGTCCTGCACGAGCATCTTGTACACGGGACCGAAGTCGGTGTCCTTCCACTTGGTGGCTAGGACCTCACCGGCAAAGGCCTGTCGGCCAGAAGCAATTGCAGGCGCACTGTCGTATCGCTCTTGACGAGCAAGCTCAGCAATCTCTTGAACCTTGGCGGCCGCTTCTGCGGCATCTTCGATCTCACCCAGCAGTGCGCGGCGCACATGGTCGACCACGTCTTTGGGCGCCTTGCTTAGGTAGGCATAGCAAACCCGAGCGCCATCCCGGTCAACGAAAGGAGTACCGCTTTCGATCTTGATGAAGATAGGGCGACCGTGCTCAGTCTCCATAGGCACCCGATCCTGCACCTCACGCAGTGCGGCTTGAACCTCGTCGAACTTTTCGACAGGCACATAAGTGAAGCGAGTCTCCTCAACAGTGCCGAGAGAGTCGCACATGGATTCCTCGAACTTATCTGTAGGCAGGAACTGGCCACCCATGTACTCCTTCTGGAAGGTCTTCTCACCTTCAATCCACTCGTGGATGTAGCCATCGCAGGGGGCGTGAAAGCCAACGAACTCACCTTTGAAGTTGCGTCCCATGGTAGGGGGGACCCCTGCGTTGCGCTCAGCAATCAGGTTCTGCTGACGGGTTAGCCAAGCCTTGCTGGCCGCCTCACGGCGCTTGAAGTGCTCGTTCATGCGCTCCCAAACAAAGTCTTTATCGATCGTGTACATAACAGTTCTCCTAATTGATGAGGCCATTTAAGCACGAGTTCCGTGTCGATGTACACATATTTGTGTAGATAATTATAAAAAAGTGCAAAAAAAAGGGCCCCCGAAGGAGCCCAACAGAGTCTGGACGGTATGAAGCGACCCGTCCAAGGGATTAGAAACTGAAATCGTGAAACTTTTCTCGACGACCAAAGTAGACCCCACCGAAACCTAGCTTGTTCCACCGGCCAGTGTCAGGGTTGACCTTGACCTGCTCCACGTCGCCGCGCTGATCTATGCGCCAGTAGCGGACCGTGCCCTTGGGGTTGGGTAGGTAAAGGTACTTCTGATTCTCAGAGAACCCGTTGTCGTCTACCCGACGATAGTCGTCGTCCTGAGTCGTGACGTAAACGAACTTACCTTTCTCCTTGATGTCGACGACCGTAGCAGGGTGGCGATCGGTCCAGCTAAGGATAGTCGCCCCATCTCCGATGTTTGGCACCTTCACTGACTCAAGCGCGTACAGTGCGTTGACCAATGACCCCGTTGTTTTACCCAATTGAACTTCTGACATGACTCCCTCCTAAACCAAATACGTTGTGTGCGAATCGCCGATGGATGCCTCGATAGACTCATCGAGCATCTGCGTACCTGCGATCATGTAGCTGTTGACGAACTCTCGGATCGTCTCGTCGGTGCCGAGGTCATCCAGATAGCGCTGTAGCACCTCCTTATCAACATCGACCGTAAACTCAACCTTAACCTTCATCTTGCTCCCTCCAGCAGAAAGGCCGCTTATGCGGCCCGTTGTGCGATGACTGACTCAAGTTCTGCGGCTTCTTCTCTTGCCATCTCGACCATGCGCTCGTAGGTCTTGAGATTCTCGGACATGATTGCCAAAGCTCTGTGGCTGTAGCCGCGAGCCTTCTTTATTCTTTTTGCCAACCTGCGGCACTCAACTTCTTTGCGCGCGATGTATGAGTTCTCTTCCTTCAGCGCGCTAACCAAAACGTCTGTAGAGTGCTGGCTGTAATCAAAATCTGACATAATTTTTTCCCTTTTAGACTCGTCGGGACGCCCCCGACACAGCTAAGGTCTCACACTCCGTGTCGTTGTGCAACTCTGTATACAGATTAATTGAGCTATGTGGCAAAAGTGACAAAAAAGTAAAAAACAACCCTTAGCCATTTTTTACCCGAGGGGGTACAAAGGGGTACGTCAACCCTTATACGGTTGTACCCCTAAGTCAGTCGCTCGTGCATCTCTTGCAACCTACCTTGGTCATGGAGCCAAAACACTAGCAAGTAGCGGTCTCCAGACTGCACAGGCAAGCCACGATGTAGCTTCGTAAAGGATGGGAAGATAAGGGCATGGCCCGAGGGCAGAGGCTTAATGGTGCCGTGGCCGTGGAACTCCGTGCCACCGCCCGTATAGTCGCCTGTATTCAACGGTATGACGACAGACATATCTGAGGACTCATCGTGATGCCAAGCCCCCTGTTGCTTATCCTTGACGTTGTAGTTGGCTATCTGGATTGTAGATATCTCTGAGCAATCACGCTGAAACAACGACCAGAAGATCGGGTTCAGGATGTTCTGCACGACAAACCACATGGTCCGGTAAAGCTCTGGCACACGCTGTTGCAGGATGATCTCGGGTATCTGACGAAGCTCATCCTCATCCTCGTTGGGCGCAAACAAGCCCTCGGCTTTCATCTGATCGATCTCTTCGACCAACATTTTGCAATAAGCTCGACGAAATAGGGGTACACGATAGATGTCAGGAAAGACCTGTTTGACGTGCTGTCGCACAGGCAATTCGTCCAGATCTTCGATCCCCTGCCGAGTACGATATCTTGCGATCTTCGGTACAGACTCCTGTATCGACTCGTATAACGGCTGATTGATCATCCAATGGCTCTGCATGGAGAGCATATAATTTTTGAGTTTGTACATAAAATAGTGTAATGTGTGCACAAGTTTATTTATCGTAACATTTTGAGGGGCAATCATGGAAGACGAAAAGCCAATAAGACGACGAAAGTCGTTGGCTGTCGATGAAGAAACCTACGACAAGCTCAATAGAATCTGTTCGCAACGTCGTAGGAGCAAAATTCAGCAACTACAAGTGCTGATCGAGAACGAGTACAACCAAATTTTCCATATCATGGAGGAAGATCAGTGAAGCTATTCGGCAAGCAGAAGCAGATTCCCCAGACTTATCGCCCGGTTATGGAGGCGCAAGAAGTCATTGATCTGTTTAGCCGTATGACCCTACATCAACAAGCCGCGCTCATGCGGCTCATGAGTCGTAATCTGATCATTGAATTGCCGGGTGACTCGGCAATGGGGTACGAGCTTGATTGGAACGTAGATGGTGCTTTGATTGCCGCCTTCCCAGCGCAACCAGAAGAATCTACGCCATCAATCCAGCTATCCCCTGCTGACGACGCATAGCTATCTCCCGGTCTTCTTCGGAGGGGAGAAGGCTGGGGGATAGCGGCGTTGTTGGTAGCGTCGAAGGTGCCGGAACATCCGGTAAAGGCGCAAAATAAGCACCCATACTTAGGTCGATAGAATCCGATACAGACGGCTCTGCGGCCTGCTCTTCGAGCTCACGCATACGTCGTCGCAAATCAAGATTCTCATCTCCCATCGACTCAATCTGACCTTCGGGCCCAAACTCGGTGGGCTCTAAGGCTTCAGGCATATCAACACCACGAGCCGTAGACTGAACGCCCATGTAAATATATGGGTTGATTCTGTCGATCGCCTCACGAAGCTCTAACGCTTTCTTTGGATCGATAATCGCTTGGATCAACGCATCCTCATAAGCTTCTCGCTGAAACCCAATGGCGGCTTGAGATAGATCATCAAAACCACGGATAAGAATGCGCTGTGGCACTTCTACGATCGCTCTGACTGCACTAATGACAGGACGCGAAAGACCAGAAGATTCTGCCTCAGCCCGACGCATCAAAGCCAGAAGCGGTTGAGTCGGAGACCCGCCTTGCGTAGCGATGTAACTAATGGCCTGTGTAACCTGCAAAGCGTCTTCAAAGGCCGCAAATTCTTCAGGGCTCAGAATCTCTTTGAACGCATCGATCTTGCGTGAGCGCCTCTTAACGCCTCCACGGCCTGAGAAAGCTCGGTTAGGGTTCCGTATACCTATCCTTCTCAAAAACTTGTTTGGCACTCCAAACGGGTCTGTGGTGCCCATAATGACGTCATCAAGCTGAGTCCGTAACCAGTCAGCCTTCAAGTTTTGCCAAACGCGAGGATCTTCGGTCTGGACCAAACGACGCAAACGACGCAACTCTTCTGCCGTAGCTTTGCCCGTAAACATTTTTTGAACCAACGGCGCGGCGGTCGCGCCACCTTTATCTACCGCTTCGGTCAAGTTCTTTAGCAAACCACGCTCAAGGATCTGAAGGTGACCTTTCTCGGGGTCGTAGATACGAGCGGCACGAGCATAGATGGGGTTGTTCGCTTTTATCGCGTCACTGATTTGACCTTTATAATTGGCAACAACACTAGCGATCTTGCCGCCTTCGGACGTAGCCTTTGTTTCATACAAAGCACGAAGATCCTCGGTCACAGCGTTATGCAGTGCACGGGTCTCGCTTTTAAATCCGGTAAGTGATGTGCCTGTGGGGTCAACAATAGTTTTGTAGATCTGAGCCAGAGCGGCGCGCATTTGGTCGCCCGTATCAGGATCATCCATTTTTTGCTTAATAGACTTACCGATATCACTGATATCAATGAGTGGCGCAAAACCCATTTGCCCAGACCTTGCAAAGTCATCAAGCGCAAACGCTTCTTCATAAACCTTGTTGGCTCTTTGCTGACGCTTGTCTGCCAGTTTTTTGATGACTGATTGAGTAGCTTCCGCCAAGTCCATTTCTGGAGTTACCGAGCCTGTTGTCGGCATTCCCTGCATCCGTGCGCCAGTCTGCCCAGTAAGCATTTTTCCGGCCTGAATCTCATCAAAGAATTCGTTGAGCGCGTCCTCCATTCGCAGTGCTCGATCGTTGTAGAAATCGAACAGCTTTTGCGATGACGGTTGCATCTGAAGATATCGCTGAATCTGACCAGCATTAGTTTTTATTCCCTGCGCTTCGGCACGAGTAAGCGTGATGCCAAACTTATCGTCGGCCATAGCAATGATCTTGTCGACATCCTCCCCACCTTCGGTGAGCAAGGTGCGCAACATATTCCTGCCGTCCTCGCCAGCAAAGTCGGTGCTAACCTTATTCAGGATTGGCCTCCCGCCACGGAAAAAACCAGCGCCCAACGGAACGGAGCCAAACGCGCTGTTGACCAGAAGGTCATTGCCTAGCTGTCCGACGTTCAAAGGTGGTCCGTCAAACGCGGCACTGATACCCGCTCTACCTGCGGCGCCTGCGCTACCACCCAAGGCAGTGCCGCCAGCACCTCCGGCCATCGCTCCCGGTAAGCCGCCTGAGAGCGCTCCAAAACTAAGACCTGCGGCCCCTAAAGCCATCTCTGGCACAAACTGCAAGGCCGGTCCTACAAGCCCATAGGTGTCCATTACAGTGCCAAACAAGCCGTCCTTAAATTCTTTGTTGATCTCTCCCGTGTACGGGTCCATATACGCAAGATCATTGTCCTCGTCGAGGAAGTAGTAATCCGACAGATTGACTGAGTCCGCAAGCTCCGGGAATCGCTTTTCTGCGAGCCACTGCGCTTGATACGCCTGATCATTCGACATACCTGCAAGCAATGCTCGGAGCGCGCCAGACTTATTAGCGTCCGCCATTTCACGCATCTCAGCTTCGCTTTCTAATGCGCGCAGATCTCGGGCGCCCATCTGCATGACTCGGCGTTGATGCTCGTCGCCCATGCCGTTGTTGTTTTCGGCTATGTCACGACGCAGACGCTCTGCTCCTTCGTCACTAGAAACCGTGTATTCGACGCCGTCAATGTTTACTTGCTTTGCCATCAATAGCCTCGCTCGGTCATATCTTCAGAGCCCGTGTCCCCAAACTGTCGCCGGTAACTGGCGGCAACCTCGGGCTCGTTTGCCGCAAACTGACGAAGCTCTGCGAGTTCTGTGGGATCTAAGAAAGAATTGCTTTTTTGCCAGTTGGCATACCACTGGTTATAAGCGGACGCTCGCTGTACATCGTTTAAAGACGGATCGCCAAGCTGGTTTTGCAAATTTTCATTGGAGTAAAAATCGTTCGCCAGCTTGACGTTCAAGTCTGCAATGCGCTTTAGGTACTCTGACTGTTTAAGCAAACCACCCTTCGATGAGGCTAAACCGGGAGATGCCGCAATAAACAGGCGCATCTCCATCTCAGTAATCGCGCCCTTGGTATCGCCAATCAACTGCATAGCAATACGAGTGCCTAGCGTGTTCAAAAGCTCTTGGTCACCAAGTTTGCCGTCATACCGAATACCCATATCGTTTAATAGTTTTCGGAACGGCAAGGTTTTCGCTTCGACTACGCCAACATTTTCACCCAATCGAGACAGCGCAACCTGCATCATATTGATTAATCGCTGTTGTTCTACACCCGCGTTTCTTGCCTCTTCGATTCCGACAATGGAGTCGTTAAGACTTTGGCCCCGACGCTCCATAAACTTAGATGGGTCTGGCTGGGTGATGTTGACTTCTGTTCCTGCGGAAGAAGCTCGTCGTGCATTAGGCAACAACCGCACAGCGGCGACCTCAAGCTTATTGTTCTCATCGACCGGCACCGTCACTTGACGTGTTTCGCCAGTCACAGGATCAACTTCGTCGTATACATAGTTTTGCATTTTAGGGTCTTTGTTGGATAACTTAATCCGTTCCAACGAAACCTTGTTGAGGTAATCCTCAGCGGCATTCTCGTCTTCGCGAGCCATCTCAAATGCCTTTAGTGCTACTGCTTGATCGACCTTACGCTTATCCTCACGCTGTTTGCGCAATCGCTTGTGAAAGGCAATGAAGCCAGCCGCAGAACTTGCAAACGGGCCTGTATCTGCCGGAGCGGAAATCATAGCCTCGCCAAGTTCGGCCGCAAGATCATAAAGCGTAGGGCGCTCACTTTGAGCCATCAACGGACCAAGGCGCCGCTTGTACTCGTCATATCGGTCGGTGAAGGTGCGGGTTTTTTTCTGCTCTTCACTCTCTTCTTGCGGCGCTGGCTTAGCCTCAGAATTAGCCGCCTGCTCAAGCAACTCGTCAAGATCTGGCAACGCAAACGGATCGTCTTCATCCTCTTCTGCAAGAGTGAACCCAGACATATCAAGCGTTGGAGGCGTTAGCGTTGGCGCAGTTGGTAGCGGTTGCATACCCATAGGAATCGGAGGGATTGCGAAAGGGTCAACGGTAGGCTCGCTAAATATATCAAAATCATCAACACCGCCGCCAAGGGCAAGGCCTCTAATCTGCTCTTCCATTTGTGCTCGTGAAATAGCCATTAGGGTCCTCCTCTCAGGCCGGGTGGCGGTGGCGTCTCAATCGGAGTTTGATAGAATTGATTTAATTTCGGCGTAAATTGTGGTTGCGCAGGACCACTAGAGTATTGCTGTGTTGGCACGGCTTGCTGTGGCTGGTTGAAGTACGTCCCCAAAGCTCCGAGCGCACTCAATCCAGTACCTAATCCGGCTTGTAACGGGCTAGGTGGCGGCGTGTACTGCGTTTGTACTTGGCTTGGCCCAGTCTGACCGGCCGCAAACTGCATGAACGGTAGGAGCTGTTGATACTGAGCGAGCGGCGCCTGCTGAGCCTGTAGCAATCCAGCACGTTGTGCATCAAGCATTTGCTGACGCTGTTGCTGTTGCATTCCACCGATACCCATTAAGGCCTGCACGTCCTGCTGTCCAGCCTGAGCAAACTGTCCACCAAGCCCTTGCAACTGCTGACCGTAGCCCTGCATAGCTTGACCGACCTGCTGACCATACTGACCCTGTACACCGCCAAGCTGACCATATCCCTGAGCCAATTGACCGGCAGTACCAAGCGCCTGCTGACCTGCGCCCATACGAGCCTGCATACCTTGTTGACCAAGCTGGCCCATGGTTTGCCCAAGCTGTGTGCCTGCGCCATACATCTGCTGAGCTTGTTGTCCTAACAAGCCGCCAAATTGCTGTTGCGCACCAAGACGTTGTCCTGCGGCGCCCATCTGTTGACCGGCAAGCTGTTGCTGAGAACCAAGCTGTTGCCCTGCTAGTCCCTGCTGGAACTGACCGAGTTGCTGTCCTGCGCCCAATCTCTGCTGTGCCATCTGTTGTTGCTGAGATGCTAACTGCTGTTGGCTTTGTAGTTGCTGAGCGGCAGTTTGACCAAGCTGGCCCTGTAATGCCTGCCGAGCACCAAGCTGGCCTTGAGCCGCCGCCATCTGCTGAGACGTAAGCGCCTGACCGGCGCCGAAGCGCTGACTTCCTACTGCGGCCAGTCGGTTGGCTAAGCTTTGCTCTGCCGCCAATCTTTGCCCTGCCTCTTGGCCCATTTGCCCAGTTAGTGCCTGCTGTGCGCCTAATCGCTGTTGTGAAACATCACCTAGACGTCCAGCCATTCGCTCACCAGACGCGGCTAACTGCTGTGCTTGTGAGCCCAACTGCCCAGCCAATGCTTGGCCTGCACCAAATCTGGTTTGCGCGCCACTACCTAGCATTTGTGCCGCGCGCTCCTGAGCGCTTAGTCTTTGACCGCTTAATCCGGCGAGGCCAGATGCGGCCGCTCTTTCTGCGTCACGTTGCCGAGCAAACTCACCCATAGCGCTCTGCTGAGCTCTCTGGAAGCCGCCTGAGCGTATTCCGGCAAGTTCTTTTGCCAATCCACGCCCTAACGCTTCTCTCCTTTCTCCGGCAGTTAAACGAGCCCTAGAGCCGAAAGCTGACTCTCCTGCTGTTTGCACATCTCGTGCTTGCTGAGCAATATCTGCTTGAGCTCCAGTTTTCATCATGTCGTCAATGGTTTGCTGAACGACACGATCTTCGTAGGGATCGTAAAACTGCTGTGTCATTGAAGGGTCAAAGCCGCCAGTTGTTCCACGAAGCAATTGCTCTGACTCTCCGAGCCTTCCGCCGAACTCTTGGGTTGCGCCAAGCTGTCTTTGCTCTGCGGCACTCAAGCCCCGACCCAAGCCTCGGGCCGCACCAGCAAGTGTGCCAGTGGCACGACGCAAGCCTTGTCCAAGACCAGCTTGAGCCATTCTCTGTTCACCAATACTTTGCCCAAGACCTCGATCAAACTGACCAATTCCTTGGCGAAGTTGTTGCGTGGCTTGACCAATGTCTTCACCAAACCTACCAACAGCTCCTCGCTCCTGCCCAAGAGCCTGAGACAACTGCTGGTCCAACTGTTGCTGTGCGGTCTGTAGCCCACGAGTAGCCTGTCCAACCCCCTGACCGAATTGTTGCTCACCTTCACGGGCCAAAGCATCAACACCCGACAATTGGCGCCCAAATCTGTCTGTAGCCGCCGCACCTCTGCCAAAGGCGCCGCTCAAATCACGGCCAAATTGCCCCGTTAGACCGGCTTGTTGTCGGCCCAACTGCTCGGCTTGTCCGCCAAAACGATCTGCCGCGCCGCCTAATGTTGCGAGGCCCTGATCAAGGCCGCCCTCAAACTGTCCTAATGCTCTTTGCTGAAAACCGCGTTGCTCGCCCAAGCCTCTTCCAAGCTGGCCAAACGCACCCTGTGACAGTGCGCGTTGCTGACCAATACCCCGTAAAGCATCGGATAATCCTGCACGTCTTTGAAATCCCTCTTCTGCCGCACCGCGCTGTAACTGACCCAAAGCCTGTCGTTGGGAGCCTAACTGCTGTTCCGCTCCCCTCTGGATTGCACCCAAACCCCCACGATACTGCTCTTCTGCTCTGCGCAAGAAGGGCTGTAAGCCTCCAACTTGCTCGCGAGCCAGTTGCATCGCGCCAACTTGGTCTGGAGAGAATCCAGCAATTTGCTGAGGTATAACGATGGGACGTCCCTGTTCATCAAAAAAGGTACGCTCTGCGGCGCGCATCGCTCCGGGAATAAAGCCGCCTTGACCGCCCAAACCAAACAGCATTTGCTGAACAATAGGGTCCATCTGGCGTTCTTGCCGGGTCACTCCGGCGACGTAAGGGCCTGTCGACCCTCCATCTTGAAATTTCTTGATTCTCTTAGGGGGCATTATCATGCGACGGCCTCCGGCTCTTCCGCGAATTCCTTAAACAAGCCCATCATGTCATACATTAACTTGGTTCCTCGGTCACGATCTTCACCGTTCTTTGGAGTCAATGTAATAATGCCGTTCTTGTTTTTCATATTAAACGCGCCAGCCCCTCTAACTGCGCGTCCGGTCATTACAAACTCTCCATCGGAGAGCATCGCAGGAATGT